TTCGTCCTACTTTCGAAATAAACCCACCAGCACCAACAAGGCGACAAGCCCAGCGAAACCCGACTCGCCGAACCCATTAATGATGGATGTGAGGTTACCTATAACATTAACACCAAAGATGCCAGTTCCGAATATTACTTCAGACACAGCTCCTATGGCTACAAAGGATAACATTAAATGACCTAAGTCATCAATCCATCCTTTGAATGTTGTTACGATTTCCTTCATTTGGTTTTCTCCCGTTAGTTAAGAAAAAAAAGGTTACACAGTAATTTTACAGAACCGAGTAACCCTCAATAATAACTATATTGTTAAGAAATAATAAATCTCAATATATATTTATATACGAAAGTTTTTTGGTTATTGTATATTTATTATTAGATAAAAACATTTAGGTAAACTATGGCTATAGATTATGAAATCTTTGATGGTAAATCACTATCATCATTATTTAAAGACATTTACGACAATACAACATTTAATAGAAAACAACTAGAAGTACTAACAAGAGAACTTGTTCAGTTCATCAAAGACGGTGATACTGCAGTTCAGATAGTACCTATGATTAAAGAGTATTTAGAGATAAATGTGAAGAACGATGACCAACTCGTTAAGATGGCTGGTATCGTACAACGACTTATTTCTGCGGAAGGTAAAGCTGGTTCAGAAGATGAATATGGTTTATCAGAAGAAGAAAAAACACAACTCCTTTCTGGTATGGAAGATACTATAAAAGACTTACAACAAGAATCAGACAATATCCACAATAAAATAGAATCAGTAACAAAGGTAAATTAAATGTCTTGGAAAGAGAAAAAAACTGTAGATACTTCTACATCTATACCGTTACCTCGTTTAGCTAGACCATCTGAAATAAGTTCGTATATAAAAAAATTAATTAAAGCTTCACAATATGATTATCACGAATCAGAAGCGTTTGAGGTTACAGAAGTAATATTAAATGAACCTTTAAATCGTGGTAGTGTTAGAGGAACTTTTATAAATAATCCTAATCAAGAAGTAGATGTAGTTAAACCATTAATGCCTAATATAGTAGCGGTTCCTGTTATTGGTGAACACGTAGTTGTTATAGAATATAATGGACAACATTTTTATACGAGTATTATAAATCGTAAAGGTTCTATTAATGAAAATTCTATACCTGGTACTAGTGGTGGTTATGTAAAGAATACTAAATACGGTGAAAAATTTGAAAGAACAAATGTTAAACCACTTGAGATAGGTGAAGGTTGTGTCTTGTTTGAAGGCAGGACTGGCCAGTCAGTACATTTTGATAGTCACCATAATGTACCCTCGATAAAGATACGAACAAATATAGATACGGGTGAAGGTGATTTCACTACTGAGAACATTGATACAGACGATAGTTCAATTTACTTAACTTCAGATGGATTACGTGGAAAATCCTTTGCAGGAAAGAAGATTGAGGGGAAAAATATCATAATAAAATCTGACAATATATTTATTAGTGGGAAGACTGTAAACATTAATTCAGAGTCAGGTCAAACAATTAAAATGGGAAATCCAAAGTTACCGATGAAACCAACAGTTAGAGGAGATGTCTTACTTAGATTTCAATCTGACATTATCACTCTTTTAAGTGATATACAATCATTACTTCTTCTCGGAAGTGCCGGAGCGATAGCTGCAAAAGCTGGTAGTTTACTTCCAAAAATAGGAAGAGTAACAGAGACAGTAACAAAACAAAAATTTTTAAATAAAGAAATACTAGCATCATAAAACAATAGGAGTTATTATGACCAAAAAAGACCTTGTAAAAATAATACGAGAAGTAGTCCGTAGAGAGGTACAAAAAGAAGTTAAAAAGATATTTATAAAGGAAGAAACTTCCCCTAAATTACAAAATATAGTATCTGAAATTGAACAACCGAGTACAGTACCACAGACAAATTATACAAAAAACGAAGCTTTAAATAAAGTTTTAAATGAAACTGTTGCACTTTCAAAAAAACAACCTACTGAAGAATATCCAACATTAGGTGGTAAAACTTTTGATACAAATAGTATGACTGAATTATTAGGATATAGTAAACCAGAAGAGGTTAAACGGGATATGGTAGCTGTAGATACTATGCAAAAAATGGGTGTTACATCAGAACAAGTACCAGAATCTTTAACAAACGCGTTAACAAGAGACTATTCTAGTTTAATGAAGGCTATAGAGAAAAAGAAAGGTAAAAAATAAATGTCAGCTTTAGAAAAAGACTTAAATCCTGATACCTTTATTGGTTTATCTTTTCCAATACGAAGAGATAACAATAATGATTTTAAATTGACAAAAACTTCATTAGAACAAGCTCAACACAATTTAAAAAATTTATTTCTAACTTATCCTGGTGAAAGAGTTGGACAACCTGAATTTGGTAGTAGAATACGAGCACTTTGTTTTGAACAGATAGATGATGAACTACCAATTAGGATAGAAGAGGAAGTTAGAAGAAGTGTTTCAAATTGGTTACCTTATATTAATGTACAAGAGGTTAATACTCTTAATGAAGAGGGTGATGAAAATAAAATTTTTGTACAAGTAAAGTATTCGACTACCTTAAATCCAAACACCTTAGAATCAATAACAGTAGACGCTTCGTACACGGCTACTGCATATTAGGAGTAATTAAATGGCACGTACATCAGTAAAAAAGAATATGGTAAAATCAGTTAATTATATTAACAAAGATTTTAGCGATTTTAGAGACAATTTAGTCGAGTTTGCTAAAATATATTTTCCAAACACATATAACGACTTCAATGAATCTTCACCAGGTATGATGTTTATTGAAATGGCCGCATATGTTGGTGATGTACTTTCATATTATATAGACTCATCTTTTAGAGAATCACTTCTAGCTTACGCTGAAGAGAAAAGAAATATTTACACTATAGCTCAATCATTTGGTTACAAACCAAAAGTAACTTCACCATCTTCAGTTGTGTTGGATGTATTTCAATCAGTACCAGCTTTAAATCAAAAACCAGACCTTAGATATGCACTTAACGTTGAAGCTGGAGCTCAAATAACAGCTGGAAGCACTGGTACGACATTTAGAACTTTAGAAGATGTAAACTTTAAATTCTCAAGTTCATTTGACCCACGTGAAACAACTATATTAGAAAGCGATAGTGGTGTCGTAACTAAATTTTTGTTAAAGAAAAAAGTAAAAGCTGAAAGTGGTATTGTAGTAACAGAAACATTTAGTTTTGGAACGGCTACTAAATATTCACAAATTAAACTAGCTAATTCAGATGTAATTGAAATAATCTCTTGTACAGATAGTGATAGTAATACTTGGTACGAAGTAGATTCTTTAGCTAGAGATACAATTTTTGAAGATATGGAAGCTAATACATTGAACTCACCAGATTTAGTTGAAGATAGAGAAACCGTTCCATACATATTAAAATTAAAAAAAGTATCTCGTAGATTTACATCATTTATTGATGAGAATGACCAAACAATTATTAGATTTGGTGCTGGAATATCAGACAACCCTGATGAAGAAATTGTTCCTAATCCAGATATGGTTGGTTCAAATTTACCAGGTAGTCCATCTAAATTAACCACAGCGTTTGACCCAAGTAATTTTTTAAAAACAAAAGCGTTTGGTTTAGCTCCATCGAACACAACTCTTACAATTAAATATTCACACGGTGGTGGTATAGACGATAACGTAAACTCTGGTGATGTAACTAATATATCTAGTATTAGTTTTCAAATACAAGATAGTTTACTTAATGCTTCTTCAGTTCAAGAAAGTAAAGATTCTGTGGTATTTACAAATGAAAATCCAGCTACAGGTGGTTCATCTGGTCAAACAGTTCGAGAAGTCCGTGAGAGTGCGTTAGCGTATTATCAAGCTCAACAACGAGCTGTAACTAAAGAAGATTACATTGTTAGAGCATATGCATTACCACCTAAGTATGGTAATATTGCAAAAGTTCATCTAACACAAGATGACCAATTAAATAGAGACGCTGATTCAATAGATTTAGATAGACAAGTTACACCAGAAGATGTTGAAGCTGGTAGAACACTAAGGTCATTTCAAGCTGGTAGGTTTTTAAATCCATTAGCTATGAATATGTATACACTTGGATTTGATTCAGATAAAAAATTAACAAAAATGAATCAGACAAGTAAAGAAAATTTAAAAACTTATTTATCTCAATTTAGATTAGTTACTGATGCAGTTAATATAAAAGACGCTTATGTTATTAATATAGCTGTTAATTTTGCTATATTGACAAAAACTGGGTTTAACAAAAACGAAGTTCTACTTAGATGTGTAAGTGCGGTTCAAGATTTCTTTGATATTGATAGAACTCAAATTGGACAACCAATTATAGTATCAGACATAGCATATCAATTATCTTTAGTTGATGGTGTAGCTTCCATTGTACCACCAGTTGAAAATAATGCTAATAAATTACCAATTGTAATTGAAAATAAATACAAATTAGAAGAAGGTTATTCTGGTAACTTTTATGATATAAGTAGTGGTCTAATTGATGGTGTTTTATATCCAGCTCTCGACCCAAGTATATTTGAAATTAAATTCCCCAACTCAGATATTAAAGGTAAAGTCGTGGGTGATAACTTAGGGATAACGGAGTAAATAAATGCATTATTTTACATTTGCAGATAAAGACGCTACTTTATATGAAAATAGTTCAAGTTTAAATTCAGGTTTAGATGAAATTTTAGAGGTCAGAAAAGATGTTAGTGATACTGGTGCTTTTAAAGAAGTATCAAGAGCTTTAATTAAATTTGATTTAACTTACATATCAGAATCAATAGTTTCAAGATTAATACCAGATTCAGGTAGTAAAGCGGCTAGATTTTTTTTAAATCTATATGACGCACATCCAACATCTTTAGCGGCATCACAAAGTTTATTTGCTTACCCAGTAAGTCAATCTTGGGTAATGGGTGAAGGTCGAAGTTATGATAACCCTATAACAAAAGAAGGATGTAGTTGGAATTTTTCCGCTGGTATTACTGATGGAACTTTATGGACACCAGAAGTAACTGCATCAGGTGCTACTTGGTATCAAAATTATGCTAGTGGTTCTCTTGATTTTATATCACCATTTGGTACTTCTATTACAGCGTCTAATGAAGTTCAAATTACAGTGGCTGGTACTGAATATAATTTTATAGCTACAGCTTCAATAGATTCAACTGGTACAGGTTCTATACCAACAGATTCCTCACCAAACTTTTTCTTTTCATCTGGTTCTTCAACCGCGGATTTTGGTAGTAACTTAATTGACGAAATAAACGCAGCAGATATAGGTATTACGGCTTCATTTAGTGGAACTACAACTTTACATATAACAGCTTCATCTATAACAACGGCAGGACTAACAGATATTTCAGTAGATACTGGTTCGAATGGTACATATTCTGATGTATTAACACTCGGTGGTGGCGGAGTACCATACGAAGCTTCACAATCATTCAATCAAAAAAGTGAAGATGTTAGAATGGATGTAACTGGTATTGTTAGAGCTTGGTTAAGTGAGTCTATTGACAATGAGGGATTTATTGTTAAACGAAGAGGTAATGTTGGAAATACTGATAAGTTTTCTGATGAAAACAATGTACAAAGATTAGGTAATTTTTCGTTTTTCTCATCTGATACTAATACAAAATATCCACCAACATTAGAAGTTGTTTGGGATGATTCTAAATGGAACGCTGGTTCATTATCTGCGTTAACTTCAGCAAATTTAGAAGATAGTGTTCTTTATATGAAAGGATTAAGACCTGAATATAAACAAGAATCAAAAGTAAGGTTTAGAGTTGTTGGTCGAGAAAGATTTCCTGAAAAAACATTTTCAACCACACCTGCAAATCTAACAGTAAAAACTTTACCACCAAGTTCATCATTCTATTCTATCCTTGATGCCGAAACAGATGAAGTTGTTGTACCTTACGGTAGTGGTTCTCAAATTAGTTGTGATTCTTCAGGTAACTATTTTAGTTTAGATTTAAATGGATATCAACCAGAAAGATATTACAAAATTGAATATAGAATACAAAGTGGAAGTGGAACTACTGATGAGTTAGACCAATATTACGATGAGGGATTTACATTTAAGGTAACGTTATAATGCCATATTCAACAGAAGAAAGAAATGAATTAGATTTTTATAAATCACTTGTTTCTGAATTAAGAAATAAACATATTAATGAAATAAAAGATAGTATTGACTCTAAACCCAGGTTTAGAGATAGTGAGGGTGTATTACAATCGTTTGAAGATATAATATCAACAGAAGGATTAGAAAATGCTACTCTTGAAGATGGTGGTGCTTTATATGAAAACATATTGTTCAATAATAATATGGAAGGGATGACTCAAAATGAACAAGATGAATCAGCTAAATATTATGATGCTATTAGAAATGCAATGTTAACTTTTCAAGATGTTAGATTAAAAAAATACACAAAATCAGAACTTTTAAATAATACTGTAAACAGAGATTTTACCGAGTTAGATATAGAAACAGAATCCGAAATACCTGTTCTCTTACCTAGTGGTGAATTAACCGAAGAAGAAGAACAGTTAAACGCTGAGTTGGAAAGACTTGGTATTGAAGTTAGTAGTAAAGAAATTAAAAATGGTGACATAGTAACTATTGAAGTTAACAGTACAATGCGTATTTGGTTAATAGAAGATAATAAAAAAAGAAGATTTATAAATAAAGAAGACTTTTACAATAGTAGGTATTTAGATAATCCAATAAAAAAAGTATCATTGGATTATATTAAGTCTATAGATGATGGTAAAATTATAGTATTAGAAAGTCAAGCTCCTTATGGAACTTCAGAAGAAGAAGTTCAAACAATTGTTGTGAATGAACCATATAGTAATAATAGAGATAGTTATGACTTATAAATTAAAAAGAGATAACTAATGTCAAGATTAAATGAAATAGATTCAAATATATTACAGACTGGGGCACAGATAAATTTTAATTCTCCTGAGTATTCTTACCTTGATGGAGAGTTTGGACAAAATCCAAATGACTATGTTGAAGTCTTAATTCACGATGAAGAAGAAAATTTTATAGAAAGTGGTATAGTTGATAAAGATGACTATATAATTGACGGTATCGTTGGTGTAAAATTAAAAACTGGTACAATTCTTAGAAAGTTTGGTTATGATAGAGGTCGTTATGTGGTAAAGTATAATTTTTTTAGAAAACTAGCTGGTTCATATGAAAATTTATTAGTTGATGAAAATCAAATTTCTTTTAGTGGTGATTATCATATAATGGGTAATGGTAAAATTATGACAGGAGAGTCTCACAATGACGATACTTCCAGAGAGTTATCAATAAAAGAAAACAAATATTTAATTCACGAAATCTCACCATCAAGAACCGAACTTAGAATTATTGTTCAAAATATAGCAGATAATAAATATCAATCAGAGTTTTTTAATTTACAACGAGGTATAAGATTAATAACATCTGAAGATACTACTCAATCAGGTGAAGACCCTAAGACAGTATCTTTTACAGGTGTTACTAATGATACGGGTGATAGTACTGAAATTGAATTACCTATACCTACTACTACTAATATGGTTGGTGGTTTTATTTATTTACAAAATGCATATGAATATCCAGTATTAACTGCGGCCGGAGGTGACCCAATAAAAAAGTATGAAGATGAACAACGACGCTCCAACCGT